GCTGCGTCTCGGGGTCTTTGTGGACGGTGATTGTTGTCGACTGCTTCGTGTGCTGGACAGTCAGGCCGTCCACTTCCTGCTTGAGGTCGGCGTCCCTCTGGGTCCTGCGCGTCTTGCCGCGCAGGTCAACGTCCTCATCGCCTTTTTCGGAGGGCGAGGGATTGTTCGTCGACCAGGTAAATGGAACAGCGACCGACTGGTTGTAATCGCCATTTGGAGCGAGCAAGGTCATCTGCTGACCTTTGCTCGGCGGCGAGTGAACCTTTCTCGTCCCCGCGATTTGCGAGTAGGGGATCCACGGAGACTTTACGTCCTTGTCGTCCTCGTCTTTGCCGACGACGATCCGGCAGAGCTGCTTCTTTGGGTCAACATCGCAGACGGTCCCATGCAGCGCAGAGTGATCCTTCGCCCAATTTAACCGCTCGACCTCGCCGCCAACGATGGCAAGTGCCTCTTGGAGATCGCGCAAAGCCTCGAACAGATTCATCAGCTGTAATCCGGGTCCGCCGGAACCTCTATCTCGGCGTCCTGATCAAGATTGCCGATGTCCTCAACCAAGCCAGGCACATGAATCGCGTTTGCGGCATATTTCGAAAGGCCGAGATAAGCGGCATCGCGCTCCGGCTGCGTCTTGTCGGCGCCCCCACGAATTTCCGCCTCAATCCAGTCGGCGAGATAGTGCAGGCCGTCGTCCTTCGTGTCGGCACGCATCAGGTCTAGCAGCGTTGCCCATGCGAGCGTCGGCGCGCCGCCGGGGATCGGCTCATGGATCGGAGAACATTTTATTTGGACTTCGCGCGCCGTGACCTTGACGCCGTTGCGCTCAATCAAAAACGACTGGTTCTCGACGGTTGAGATCGTCAAAACGAATTCACGCCAGAGCGCGGCCCATGGCTCGGCACCTGCGTTCAGGGCCAAAGCTGTTTGTCGCCAAAGCACATCAAGCGCGGTCTCGGCACCTTGGCGTCGAGTGTCGATTGCGATTGAGCTCTCGCCGACGCCAAAGGAAAAAACTTCCGGCAACATGAACTGAATGGCGACCGACAGGCTTGACGTCCCGCCGAGGAAGTTCCTGCCGTCGTATTTTGTCATCGTCGCGCCGGTGTACACCGCCACAATCGGGCGCGGCTCGTCGACATCAAGGAGCGTGAGCGGCTCCTGGGGGCTGTCGACAACCGCGACGGAATCTGGGAGCGAGGCCTGCATTGCGCGCACGGTGCAAACTCGGACGGCGAAAGGGACGAGGCTCATCGCGCCGCCTTCACGAGAAAGAGGATCGTGCGGTCTGTCCCATAAGGAGCAACCCGGCTGACGCGACCGGCAGGAAGTCCGGCTTCGGGAAACTCGACAATGTCGCCGGCTTCAACCGTGTAATTGATGGCCGATGTCGTGAATTTCACGGTGTCGGGACTCAATCGCAGTTCGGCGTTTGCGCCGGTGTTCGCGCCAGAGGACTGACTTCGTTCAACGCCAGGCGCGCGCGCGACATAGGCGATGACTTCGACCGGCGGCCGGACATTGTCCGCGCCGCCGGCGACATATCCGCCGCCTCGCTGCGGCACAATGCGGACGCGCTCGCCCATTTGGCGATCTGCGGCCGCGTGTAACCGTGCGAGGCGGAGAGCTTTGCTCATCAGTTGATTTTGCCGGCGCCGAGAGCCTGCGGCATAGTGCAGACGTGCAGCGGATAGGAGTAGACCTCGACGTCCGCCCACATATTGCGGTCGCGATCCGGAACCATCCACGAATACCGGCGCTGGCCGGGCGTGTTGGTGAACTGGATCGGCTCGGCCGGCGCATAGACTTCCTTGAAGATTCCGGCGCCAGCCGGGAAGAACTTGGCCTTCTTCGCGCCAACCGCGACGGTCGAATTGTCGTCGGTGCCGCGATAGTTGTGCCACATGATCTTGCCGAAGCGGAAGGATTCCCACGCGCCGCCGACTTCGTTCTGCAGCTGGAGTGCCTGCATCGCGAACTTATAGGACTCGCGGACTTCCGGGCTGGTGACGAACGCATCCCAGAAATCATCGCCGACAATAGCGTGAACCTGGACGTCGTTACCGCCAAGGCCCTTCAACGCGCGCATCATTGAGCGGCGCTTGGCATTGCACTGCTTGATGATGTCGCCGAGCGTCATCGACGCCGAGAAGTCAAAGGTCGTTTCGGACGGCGCGCTCTGGCCGAACTCGTCGAACCAGTTATAGATCACCGAGCCATCAGCATCCGTAACAATGCCCTGGATCGCGCCGAGGCGGAAATTTTCTTCCGTCACGTCGAGGTTCTTGACGATCTTCGCCTGACGACGAGCGATCTCGATCTGGATGTCCTTGACTTCCGTCTCGCTGCCGAAGGCGCGAATGCCCTGCAGCTCGTGCGCGTAAACGCGCGATGCGTCGGCAATGCGCTTCGTCTGGAAGCCGCGAACCTTGCGCTTGTCGCCGCTCTCCTGCGACGGCGCCGCGCCGCGCGGGGAGGTCATGATCAGGCGATAGCCAAGGTCTCGTTCTTCGATCCAGACGCCTTCGGTGCGAACCGGGACGAAATCAAAGAGGCCGGGAATCGAGCTGAGAAACGAAGGGGTGTATTCCACGCGGTCAACCTGCGCGGACAGCGAGCGAAAGCTGAAAGCATCGCCCTGAAAGACGTCCAACACGGACATGGTTCGTTTTCCTTTTCAAAGTGAGGAAGCCGCCCAACAAAAAAGCCCCGCTGGTAAAGCGGGGCTTTCAATGCGGGGGCAAACAAAAAGCCCCGGTGTTGCCGGGGCTTTTCAAGTTCAATTTGTCTTTTCTGATTAGCGGAACTTGATCAGGTTCGCGCCAAGATCGCGCATCGCCTGGTCGATCTGCGCCTGCGTTGGCGAACCGCCGAACGTAAGATCGGCAAGGCGCACAGTCGCATGGGCGTTGATCACGGTGATGCGAGCCGTAGCGCCGGCTGCAGTCGTGACCGGGAAGCCGGCAATCGCGACGGCTTTCGCGCCCGGCGCCCAAGCAGAATACTGCTCGTCGCCCGAAGAGCTGGTCGACTGGACGTCGACGTTGATCGTGAAAAAGTCTCCAGCCACGAAGGCGGTTCCACCAGCCGTGATCGTGAACTTCACGCCGGCGGCAAACGCCGAGCCGGTCGAGCCCTTGCCGACGATTTTGCCGTTCGGGTCGCGGACGTTGAACGTCGTCGCGGCAGTGAACTCGACGCGATAATCGCCACCGATGACGGTCGTGTCGGTGGCCGGGCTCGCCAGCGCCAGCGTGCCGTTTCCTGTGTTCGAGCCGCCAGCGGACGCGGCGGCCGTCACATTCGCAGGGACGGCGACTTTCGAGAGAACCTGTCCGACGACGATCGACTGCGATGCAGCAATCACGACTTCGTCGCGAGAGAGATAGCCGGCGCCGTCCGAGTCTTCCGAGATCAGAAAGGTGAACGGATGCGCCGCTTCATTAAGCGTGATTCCGGTGGGAGTTCCCATTTTTCAGAGTCCTTTGCGTGTTCGAAAATTGATTAGATACGGCCGCGCTTCGCTTCGGCGTTGACCTGCGCCATGACCGAGTCGACCGAAATCGCGCCAGCCTGTTTCGGCTTGCCGGCGTCGGCCTCGCCAATGTCGGAAGCGTCGGAGAAGCTGCTCGCGGCGCGGGCGGCGATCGAGGCGACGCTTGTAGTTTTCGGAACGCCGGCAAGCGCGCCGATGGCGGCATCGACGCTCATGTCAGTGTTGAGCGCAAAGTGCTGAGCGGTCGCTTCGCGGCCCTTGGCCTCGTCATGGCCCATGATGCTCTTGATGCGCTCGCGCTCGGCGTCCGCGCCATTCTTGCGGCCTTCGGCCAGACCAGCCTCGTGGCCTTCCTTTAAGCCTTCGGCCTTGCCTTCGGCGTGGCCGAGCTTGTGGCCGGTGTCACGGCCTTCCGCGAGGCCTTCGTTCTTACCCTCGGCGCGCGCGCGCGCGAGGTCTTCATCAGAATGGATGTCCATTCGTTCAGTCCTTTTGTTGCCGCGCGGAGCGGCGGTTGAAAGTGAGCCGACAAGATCGGCAAACGTGCCGATGTCGTCGACCAGGCCTTGCTCCATCGCGGCGCGGCCAATGAAGGTCCGCGCCTCGGTGGCGCGGGCCGCCTTCGCGGAAAGACGCTTACCGCGCCCCGCCGCGACGGAATTCGTGAAGAGGTCGTAAAGCCGATCGACTTCCGCTTGCAGATCGGACTTCACGGAGCTCGAGAGCGGCGCGTAAGGATTTCCGTCCACCTTGTGAGCGCCGGCATGAATCAGCGTCGGCGTGATCCCGGCGCGATCAATCGCCCGCGAATAGTCGGCGTGCATCAAGACCACGCCGATCGAGCCCGACATGCCGGACTCTGTCGACATAATTGCGCGTGCGCCAGACGCCAGCGCATACGCGGCGCTCGCGGCCATGCCGTTGACCATGGCCACAACCGGCTTTGTCTTCGAAGCCTCCCGGATCATTGCGGCGGTTTCGAAAGCGCCAGACGCCTCGCCGCCGGGCGAGTCAATGTCCAAAACGATGTTCTTGACCTTTGAGTCGGCCAGTGCCGTTTTGATCTGGTGCGCGATCCCCTCGTAGCTGGTCATGCCCGATTGGGAGCCGATCCATGCGCCGCGGTTGACCAGCGAACCAATGATAGAGATGACCGCAGTCCCGGAAGACGTGCGCCGATACGGGAGTTTTGAAACCGGCCGCCCGCGTTCGTCGAACTCATACGCGTCGCCCTCGAAGCGGGAAGCGACCGGGCGCATAAAGGAGATTTCGGCAAGATCGCGCTGAGACTTATCCAGCGGCGCAAATTCTGAATGAACGCCTTCGACGCCGATCCGCCCGGCAATCACTTCCGTAATGATCGCGAGCTTATCCGGCAGGATCAGCAGCGGGCGGTTGAGGACGCGATCCGCGACCCGCAGAAGAAAGTTGTTCGACAAGATCAGCCTCGCGGGTCGGTCGGGTCGTAACCCGGGAAGCGGCGAGCAGGGCGGTAACTCAATCCGATGGCAAACCGGCGGTTCGGGTTTGGCGTTCCGTTGGAGGCGGCACACGCAGCCTCCGCCGAGCGCATCTCGTTCCGCAGCACGTTCATATTCGCCTGGTTGAAGCGAACCATTTCCTCGGCGTCGAGCGTACGCGTGCGGATTTCGACTTCCTGCTGGCCGGCGACGAGCGAGAAATAGGCCTTTTGCAAGGCCTGAAACCGCTCACAGGCATTCGACCAGTCGATGGCGTCAGTCATCGGCTTTGTCCTCGCTCGTCGCGGGCTTTTGATCGTCGCCAGCGGCTTCTTCGTCTTCCGCCGGCTGGCCCGGAGTCGGGACCGGCGCGATCACTGTCGGCTCGGGCAGGCCAAGCTCTTCACGCATTTCTTTTTCGCGAGCCCTTTGCTCGTACACGTCCTCAATGTCGTGACCGAGTTCCGCAGAGATGTATTCCGCCGAGATGACGCCGAGTGCATAGAGTTTCTCGTTCGCCGTGGCGAACTTCACCTCATCCGGCACCGGCTTGGCCGGGCCGCGCCAGTCGGCGCGCGTCGCAGCGCATCGATAGGCAAGGAACGCATCAATCCCGCCCGGGAACGGCGTCTCGCCGCGCTCAATGCTTTCCTCAAGCCAGCATTCGAACGCGTTTTGATAGAACGGCGCGGCGATGTGCGAGCGGCGCCATAACTGAATCGGCCAGTTCGTCGTCGTCGACATCTTGATTGAGGAATAGGTGGCCCCAGTATAGTCGCCGGTCAGATCTTCGGTAGTGAATCCGCCGCAGGCCGCCGTCTCGCGGAGCAAGAACCGAGCGAATGGCTCGTAATTGCTGTTCGGCGTTTCGCTGCGCTTGAAATCCAGCTTCTCGCCAGAGAATAGGTGAACGACGCGAGCAAGACCGCCAAGATTAAAGTTCGTGCTCTCATACCACCCTGCGCGCGCGTCGAGATAAGAGCCGATGTTGCCGCCGAC